CTATCTAAACCAGCCCGACGGCTTCCGCCTCCAAACCAGCACCAGCACTACTGCCACAATCAAACCAACCACATACACACCCCACTGAAAGCCCCGCACTTTTACTTTGCGGTCCTTGTGCACCGTGCTCGAACGAGTAGTCTGCACCTTAGCACTATCCGAATTGACCCCCGCACGCCTCTGCACTGTATCCCTTTGTATAACACTACTCTCTATCACTTTATAACTGCCAGCGGTTGCTAACCGCCCGCCTGTAACAGTGATTTTCTCAATCACTTTGCCATTACGTTCGTGTGTATACACCAAATCACGCACACCCCCAGCACTATCCTTAACCGTGCTGAGTGAAAAGCTACCAGCCTGCAACAAGCCCCTATTTTCGAGCCTTTGCATACGCTCCAGCACCTCAGTAGTCACACTATCCAAATGCGCATTATAGCGCACCTCTGTACGTGTTTCGTGCTTTTCAGTGTCTACCTTCCTCACCTTGCACCCTAACAGCACAAAGCATATCACCAGCAACCAACCTATAAAAAATATCTTTCTCATAATATAATCCTTTCTCTGATTTCTAACCCCTGTCCACTCTATGGCATTTCTTTTTCAATCATTCGTATTACTTTCTTCAATTTATCTGCATACGTTGGAGATGTTGCATACCCTGCCGCTGCAATCATTTCGGCAAACTTATAAGGGTCGCCCTTGTGCTTCAACGCCTCAACGTAACGCTTATTCCTATAAAAGAAATCCCCGTGGTCATCGAATGCTTCCGTAGCGTTTTCATAAGCCATAAACCAGTCCATCACTCGGTATTTATACACTCCATTGCCTATTGGCGTTTCACTAAGTACAGCAGGAAATTTTACACCCTTTTTTTTGAGGTACTCAGTAGTTATTATAGTCTGCTTTTTACTCATTGGAGTATCCTTACGTGCCTTCACTCCGAAAAAGTTATAATGTGGTGCGCTTTCGCCCCAGCCGCTCTCCAATGCCGCCTGCCCCAACGTAAACACAGCCTTTATCCCCGTCTTTTTCTCACTCGCCTGAGCATACGGCAAATACTCCTTTACAAATTCCTTCGGTGTCATTCTCTTTTAGTTTTTAGTTATTATTCTCTACTCTCTGCTCATTACTCTCTATTTCGCCCGTGTGGCTCACCCCAGCCTCCTCATTACTGACCTCTGACTTCTGACTACTTTCCCCTCCCGTTACACTGTCGAAAAAATCCTTTAACTTACCCTCCTTCTCGTAGTTATACAAAGCCTTCATAATAAATGCAGGTGGGTGCTTCCCGTTAGTGATAATAAATATATTTTTCAGCGTCTTCGATGCAGGATACAATATTGATACAAACTCAATCGTCGTTTTAAACATATACCCAGCAAAGCTCTCATTCAAAGGCGCTGCAAGCACTTTTAAAACTATATACACAAACGACACCACCATCAGCATTTCAATTTCCTTTTTCAGCATCTCCTTGATGTTAAATGTGCCCTGTTTCCAATGGCAACGTGCCCCTACAAGCATATTCACCAGCAATGCCGTACCAATTGACACCGCAAACACCTGATTGCTCCCGTACCAACCCACAAAAAACAAATACACAAACATAAACGGAGCCGACTTAAAGATAACTTCCAGCAAGCAACGCATCCGCTCCCAAAAAGTTATATTTCCTCCTTCACTGCTATAACTAAGCACCAGCACCAGCGGCAATGCCGCAATCATTATCTTGTACCTCCATTTTTGCCAAATCTTTTTCATTGTTTCTAAATGTTTATTAAATTAACTTTAACTAATTTCCATTGCTTATCAAGTAATAATGTGATTGACTGTACCTTAATATTAGAGAATCCGCCCCATCTAAGTTTCTCTTACCAAATCCACCATTCCAAATGCCATTTTGATTGTTCAACAACACTCCATCTGCAACCCCTCGAACTTGTATATAGCCAGGAGAATTGACTTTCATAAATATTTCAAGTCTAAAAGTAACATCAGAAGTCCCTAATATCCTCTGAAGGTCTGAAGCACCTGGTAAATACACAACATTTTCACCGTCTTGTGTTGTGTAGAGTACATAAACTTGTGTTGTCCCAATATTAGATTTAATAACATTTGGATTAGCTTCTCCAATATATTCTGTTTCAAAAACAGAATGGCTGCCCACTTGTAAACTCTTTCCAAGTCGTACAGATGCAAAAACGTGCCCATACGGCTTTAAACCAGCGATATTGCTGAATGATATGTCTAAACCTGTCATATCGACATAATCTCCTATTGCGCCATCGTAGGGACTTTTGGGTTTATATGATGTATATTTAAATCCTTTGATACCTGATGTGAGTGGTAATACACTTGAACCAAATCGTACATCGACACCATCATAGTCGTCTTTGAACGCTACAAGGTTCTCAGAAAGTAAAAGGCTTCTCATTTCATCACCACTTTTTAAATAGCTATTCGATATTTCAAAGCTGCCGATATTTCCTTTGGTTGAGTTGATAGTCCCTGAGATTTCAGCTTCTGTGGCTTTGAGCTTGCCGCTATCGGTTACAAGGAACTTAGCTTTGTTGAGATGTTCGTAATCAGACCCCGCATAAAAACGCACTGCGTCCGCACCCTCTCCTGTACCTGTGATACCCGCATTCGCTCCCTTAGAGTTGCCTACTTGCAACGTTCCTGTGGCGATGGTGTTACCTTTAATGGTTGTCTCTGTTAGAAAGTCTGTTTTCTTTGCGAGGGTTGCCGCTGTCTTTTTGATATTTTCCTGCTCTAACTCCAAGTCAGCAGTAACAGGCGTCCAATCAACAAAATGCGTTCCTTCAAATATACCTACTGCGTAAAACAACCATTCACCCCCAACTGTATTAATGCCACATACACCAGCGCCTACATTTTCTGCTTTCACCTTTGCCCAATAGCAATACCAACCATTACCTAAATCTTTTTTGTTGCTATTGTTTGATATGACAGTATACGTCTTATCCCATATTCCAAAATAAAACCTTACTTCTTGTATAGGTTTTGCTATTACCAAATAGATTAAATCTTTTCCATTTAGGTAAGCCCTATTCTTAACATCAAACTCAAATTGAAAATTACCTCCACCTTCTGGACGTGAATATTTAACCACTTTACCAAATATAGGGTCGTCCACTTCTGAGAAAGTGCCCCCGTCTGCGTGTGCTGCCGAACTCATTGTTATCCGTGAGTTCAACACAAAATTTTTATTGCCTATATGTAAGTTTTGAAAAGGTTCCTCTAAATCCTCAGGAGCGGGCGACCAGTCAGTAACAACATTGCCTTTTTCAAGTTTTGCCTTCTCAATATCCAAATTGAAAGGAAGCCCCGATTGATGTGCTTTCATCAAAGTGTACCCCCTTTTTGCCACAAATGGTTTTTGCGGGAATATCTCTTGGTCTGTACCCCAAGCGCCATCCCATAAAAAGTAACGCGGCACTTGCTTGTAACTTGTAACATCAAAAATATAGGTTTCCCCTTCTTTCAAAGGTTGCGATAATTTCCACTCTGCCAGCCAACTCTCTTCGGGAGTTGTTGCTGTAACCGTCTTGCGCTCTTTGCTCTTTAACAGCAAATTCCTTCCACCAATCTTTAACTTATCCAGCTCGTCTTTTGTGGCTTTTTCTACCTGTTTCAGCGCAGGGCTATTATCCGTAAAGGTTACATCGCCTACGATTTTTACCTTGTCAGAAAGCAGTTCTATGTATTGCTTGCCGTCAGTGGAAGATAGCTTACGGACGTTGATTTGTCCAGGCAAAATCTCAGTAAAACCATAAGTGGGCACGAAGGAACGCGACCCGTCGGCCTCTGAGCTTACTAAACCTACAAGGAAATGATAATAGCCCGCTACGCCTTCGGTGGCAATGGTATTCTCGGATAAAAGAAATTCCCCTGTGTCGTTTGCCTTGTTGGCTTTTACGTATAGGTAGTAAGTCTTTTCAGCGGCATCGAGGCTTCCTGATGTAAATTCAGGCAAGTCCCAAAAGCGATACTCTTTAACAGGTCGGTTAGGCTTTACTGCCTCCACGCCTATGGTAAGGTGCTGCAATATGGCTTGGGGTACGTGCAATTGTTTATGAGCTACATCAAAGCCTACATTCAAGCCTCGCTCTTGTGGATTGACCCTACTGCTGACAAAGCGGAATTGCCCCGACTTGTCGCCTACGAGGGCTTGCATTGTGTGTAGGGTAGCGGGGTTCAAACTCTTGGAATAGTCCTTAAAGGCTTTTTCTATCATTTTTGCACTCTGCTGTGCGTCCTTAAAACGGCGGCGGGTGAAATCAACTGACTTCTTATAAATATCCTCACGAATGACTTCGTTTTCTTTAATTTTCCCAAAGAGTGAGGAGATAGCTCCAGCACCTACTACCTCGTTGCTCAGCTCTATTACAGGGCTGTGAGGGTTGTTGATGTAGTCTTTAATGGAGATGATACGTATTTTGATGCCGTTGGGCTTAAAGTGGGGGTCAGTGAAATTAACATAGCCACCGAGCACAATGCGCCCGCCTACGTTCTCCCAGCGTTTCTTTGCCCATATCCCATCGAGTTCGCCCGTAAAGGTGAATTTATCTTGCTCGTGCTCGGCAAAGTATTTGAGTGCCTCGCGTAGCATCTCGAAGCTGGCACCGCTTTTGTCAGCTGGGTTGTTGATGTACTCCTGTGGCATCATCATTCCGAATACGGCGTACTTGTCACCTTTGGCAGGCTTGAAGGTATCATCAGGCATAGTGCGCCCGTCTTCCTCTTTGGCGATAAGCTCAAAGCGGCGTTCGGCGTGCTTGTAATTCACTTCGAACTCACGCCCTGAGAGCATTCCACTCTCAAAGATAACGCTCAGCGTCTGCCCTTTGACTTGGTATTTGGTAAAGTCTAAGGGTGCGGGTATGGTGCTATCTGTAAAGTCGTACTCGTGCTTGTCTTTATCCTTGACGATTACCTCGCTTACAGTGCCCACGCGCTTAGGGTAGATGTTCGAAAGGTCGAGCGAGGCTTCATAAGTAAAGTTCTCTTTTTCCTTGCGCTCGATATACAGCCCTTTGGGGTCAGTTTTATAGGTAACGCCCTGATATTCTATTTCCTGATTGGCGGGCAGTAGAAGGCTGTCGTTTCCATACTTAGAGCGGTCGATATTGCGCTCTCCTCCTTGTACGTAGAGGCGTGTAATGCGCTGGGTCTGTGTGGTGCGACCGATGCCACTCTTAAAGCCTTTGCCTTTGCCATAAGCAAGCGGAAGAGGATTGTCGGCGTTATGCTCTACTTTGCGCAGATGTATCTTTTTGCCTATGATTTCCCATTCGGTTTCGAAGGCTTGGGCGATGGTCTGCAACGCTTCGGCGCAACTTTGGTGATTGAATACAATCGTCTTTTCTGCCTTGTCGAGGGTGTCGCCGATAGTCCAGCCCTTAGTGTCGCTTTGGTTGAGCACATCCACCAACAAGCGTATATACTCACGTGGGGTAGCTGTAATGGAAAACTTGACCTTCTGAGAAGCTAAGTCCTTAAAGCGGACGGCGGTGAGCAATCCTGCCTCGCTATCCATCACGAGGGTATATTCATAATGGCAGTCGTTGATTTTCTTAAAATCCTGCGCTTTGAGGAGTGTGTAGCGTTCGCCCTGAAAGTCGCAGTAAGTGCCTATGGGGAACTCGTAGAACTCGGGCAGGTCGAAGAGCAATGTAAGGTTATGCTCGCCCGCAATAGAGCGCAGTCGGTAGCTATCGTCCTTAAGGTCGATGTCTTTAAAGGTTGTTTTTGATGTATATAGTTTCATCGTTTTACACAAATATAAGGTCTAAATCAAAGTCTACCCACGCCCCGCGTTCGTCAATCAGGGTAGCGGTTACTTTGCTATCTTTATATACGCACTTGTAGGGAGTGCCCTCGTAGGTAAGGGAGTGCTCACCTGACCTTGTAAGGTCGTAAAAAAACGCTTCATAGCCTGCAAAGAAGTCAGCAATAGGCTGGTGGATATTGCATTTGAGTTTTACCACTTTTTCTTTGTACACCATTGGCGAACTCTCGGCAACTTTTACGCCCTTCATTGCGTTATTTTGTAGTTGTAGAGGTGCTTTAATCTCCCCCTTGCTGAGTATCTTTTCTTGGCTGCCTTGCAAGAGTCGCACCCCATAGTTAGCTATCTTTTTGCCGTCAAGGAGTGCCCCTGTGTCGTAGGTGCTCAGCTGTGGCATCGTGTACGTATAGCCGCTAAACGGGCTGTCATTCACGAGCTTTACATTCATAAAGATACCCTCAGCGAGGTATTTCTCAATGGTGATACTACTCAGACGCAAACGATAGGTTTTTTGTAGTTTCTCAAAGGTATAGTCATTATGTACATTTCCCTTCAAAGCCTCTGTAAACGCCTCGTAACTTCCCGCAGGTACATAGCACTTCAACACTACCTCACTCGTGTCCCACACAGGAGTTTCAAGGTCGTATTCCGTGCCGTTTTCCTCTGCCCAATCGTTTTTATAGGGCAGTTTCAGCGCAGGAAAAGAAAGCAACTCACCAAAGCTATCGGTAAGCAAGGTAGCATTCCACTGACTTATATGTATATTATTGATTTTCATTACTCTCTATCATAGCCTATCATTAAAAATTGCCTCCGAAATACGATTGTACTCAGGGCTTTTATCCGTTATCTTAGGTTCTTTATCCTTCTCACCCTCCGAATGATAATCAGGAAACACAGAGCTGTACAACAACAAATTCGCATAGCTAATCTCATAAAGAGCCTCCCGTATGCTCACGCTCGGATACTGCTTTACAAAGCCCCCAATAACTGCCCAGAGGCTGTCGCTTCTGTCGTCCTCGTGGGTTTGGTCGCGTTCATCCCGCTTAGGAAAATGATAAGCGAAAAAAAAACCGTAGGCTGTATATCCTCTAACAGCGTGCGAAATAGTGCAGACATCTCCTCAAGCGGCAAGCCGTAGTAAATCCTATCCGTTAGCCTACTAAGAGCGTTGCCCCCTACAAAGCGCGTCCACCAGCGGCGTTTCAGACCCTCAACCGCTTTCGCCCCTAAGATAAGCACCGCCAATGCGCGCGCTACATCCTTGCTTTTCCCTGCATTCTCAAAAAGCGACTCATAAAAGTGTTCTGCATCCACCCCCTGCACCCCAATGGCAGCCACCTGCTCCGAAAAGAGTGCCAACGTAGCCGCCGTAATGACAGGCACTTCATACACCCTCCCCACTACCTCCACCCGCTTAGGGCGTTGCAGTAACGTATCTGCAGTTTGTCTTTCTATATTCATTTCTATTAGTGATTAGTAATTAAGGATTAGGAAATAAGGAATAGGGATTGCTCCTTATTCCTTATCCCTTACCCCTAAAATTCTACGCCTGATACGGCTTCACCATATTCCCTGTCTTAGGCTTGAGCACCTCAAAGGTGTACTTAAGCGTACCCCCTTCATCGCTGCCCCAATTCTCCTCAACCGATACACTACACTTTTCCATTAAGTAGCCTTTCAAGGTCTCGTCTTCAGGGGTAATCCTAATCGCATAGTGGTCAGTAACCACTCCGTCCACATCAGGGATTTTCCTCGTAAACCCTCGCTTTAAGTACAACTCAAATTCAAGGGTATACTTGTTCTTCCCTACTTTGGTGTCAATCACCTCGCCCCCTTCAATCTTTGCCTCCTTCTTCTCGCCCTTTTCGGTCGTTAGTTTGGTAGTGCCCTCCTTAGGAGTATCCAACTCTACCCAAGTATTTGGTGTTGAAGGTATCTCACCATTCACCAACTTGGCAACTTCAATTTTGGGTTTTCCCCACGTAATTTCTGCCATCTTCTTATGTTTTTTAATTGTTAATAATCCTTATAACGCAAAACGCTTGTACCTCAGTCGTACATTGACGAAATGCTGCTCAATATCCGCCTCTGCAAAGGTGCTAATCGTCTGCCCCAAACTCAATCTATATTCGCTCTTAGGCTTACTAATAAGCCCCACAAGCAAACGCTCTACCTCCACACAACGGCGCACATCCTTCACTCGCTTTTCGCCCCCCATATCAATATCAGGTACATACACATTCACATTCAGCGCACCCGTCTGTACGTCCCCCTCTGTGCCCGTCAAAAACGACACCACAGCATCCTCCTTACGGCTATCGAAAGGGCGCGTACCTTGCAGATACACCCCGCCAGAGACGATACCCTCCAGCTCATCTTTAAGCAAGCCGAAAACGTCCAACTCTATTTGTCCTCCTGTCTTTACCATAGCGATTAGTGTAATTGTGAAAGCAACTGCGGTGCTATCTTTTCAGCCAGCAACTCCGCAGAGGTGAGCACATTGTAGCCCTTAGCCTCTACATAAGCCGCATACTTCATTCCAGCCACTACAATCAGTACAATACCACTGCGATACTTTGGTGCAAGGTCGTTCACTTGCTTTGCATTCAGCGCATTGATATTCGCCTGACGCTCTGTTTTGCCGTCCACAAGCACCACATACCCAACAGAGTTACGCAAATTGCCCGTGCGGTCTGTATAACTCCCACCCGTGCGCGCCTCTGCAATACACAGCTCGCCTGCTTTGGTAAGACAATCGACTACCTTAGCGGTGAGCTTGCTATGTATCTGCTCCTTGTCGATATGTACAGCTGCCTTTATCATAGCGTTATCTTTGTGCGATGCGTTAAGGGGGCGTACTCGATGCTCTGCACCTCAAATTCCCCCAAAACCTCACCGCTTCCATTAGTAAGCCGCACCCGCTTCGCCTTCAAGCTGTAAGGCGGCGTGTCTATCCATATTGTAAACGCTAACCGCCTAAACGTGCCATCCTTGTTGGTCCCTTTATGGTCGTCCATATTCGCCATAATATGACACGGAATAGCCTCGCCCCAGCCCTCAGCAGCAGGCTCAGGGATACCATTCACCAAGCCTCCGCCTGTGGTTGTCTTAGCCTCTATTGTCCCCGTGTCAAATATCATAGCTATTGTGTTTTTATACTACCATAAATACGTACCGTCCGAAATCGTAGAACGCACCTCGCCTAATAGGTTCGGCAGCCCCAGCTCCTGACAAAGCAGCGAATACCAACGCAAAAAACTATCCTTGTCGTACACCAGCGATGTGCCCCCTTCTGAAACACTTGTAAAGCCGTTCAATAGCTCCTTTGAGTTGTCGTAAAGTGCTTTTTTCAGCACAAGAGGCTCAGCCGTTCCATTAGGGTCTAACTGCGCATTATAGAGTATCAACTCTATTTTGCTCGCGTTCACCCCAAAGGCGGATAAACTTTGCGTTATGTATGCTCTGTTTGTCATTACTTAGGCATCTTAATCTTCTTAGGGTTGCCCTGAGTAGAACCATTTTCCGAAGTCTCGCCCTCAGTGGTTTCGTTCTCAGTGGTTTCGTTCTCAACGTTCCCGTTCTCAGTGGTTTCGTTCTCAACGGGTTCTGTGCTTTCCACTAACCCCAACGCTTTCAACTCGGCATACCTCTCAGGGGAAAAATCATAACTTTCACCCTCTTTATACACCTTGTTGAAATTGTCTTTGTCTCTAAACTCTTTTAGTACAACTGCTTTCATACGTTTTACTCTGTTTAATTTGTTAAAAATAAGGGAGCGCAGGAGCTTGCCTACACTCCCCACTATTGAATAATAGAAATATACCGCTACGCCTGCACGGTAGTGCTGTCGAGGTGATATATCTTATCCACGTCCTGAATTACAGGGAGTACACGCGCCTGAGATGCGGTATATTCTCTGAAAGTAGGACGATTGACGCGATACCTGGAAGTAAGTAGATACTCCTCAGAAGTAGCGTAATTAACACCTGCCACAGGGTGGTTTGCCTCTGCTGTGTTAGTCCACACCAAAGAGCCTAAAGCATCCCCATCAGTAAACACTACCATACCCTCCTTAAACGGCTTGATAGTCTTCGTTACACCATCTTTCTGCACCTTTACAGCCCTATCCACGCGCTCAATGGTAAAACTGAATTTATCATTGAGTGCCTTGTTCGCCTGCTCTAAGGTAGGTGTAGGTACATTGCCGCCTGTAAAGCCAGCCGCAAAAGCGTAAAGCTGCTTCATCTGGTCGGTACTGAGCAACGTGTTGAGCGTCTTACTGTCCATATACACCTTGCTAATAGTGTTCCCGTCAGCAAGTGCCTTGTCATACACCCGTTGGAAGTCGTCCATAGGTTTCGCAGTTGCTGGGGTGCTCCAAAGCACCTTTACCCCAAACTTGTTCTCAGTTTGGAACCCAAAATCCAAACGAACACCTATCCCCTCGTTGTCAGTGTCTACAAGTATCATACCCGTAGAAAGCCCCTGCAAAAACATCGCTTCCAAACGCTCGTATATCCCCGTGATAACACGTGGTGTATCGGCGAGTATTTTCTCAACAATTTGCTTTCTGTCTCTTCCCGATGCTATCATAGCATCAATGTCTGAGATTTGCTTTTCGCTCAAAAACAGCTCCATTCCTATCTTAGGAATATCGCCCGCCGCCTTTCTGAGTGCCCCCCTATTTTTCAGAGGTAGAGGGCTGTCCATAGCTACCACATCAGCCGACACTCTCAGGTTATTACCTATAAGGCTCTCCCAAGTGCCCGTTACTGAGTATTCTTTTTTCAAAAGGATACGGAAACGATACGTCAAGGCTTTATTAGAGTCGTTGAGCTTCTCAACCACTCCTATAACAATTGCAGACAAATACTTATCTACATATTGCGCATACAATGATTTTTCCATTTCTTACAATCTGAAATTTAATAGTTATACAATTAGTCCTTGCGGAAATCAATCAAAGGTAACGCCTTTTTCACATCACCTAAGATAGTATCCATCTTAAAAGGTACAGCGTTTGCATTCACTGTCCCTTGCACCATAATCCCTGCAAAAGGTTTGGTTTTCAAGATACTCGAAACCAGTACCCCAGCGTAAGTGTGCCCCGCAGGGAGCGTACCATAAGCATCACCACTTACAGGCATAGGCTTGTAATCACCGCTGGCGGTCTCCTTGATAATCAAGTGCCCCGCACGGATAACATCACCATCAAAGCCCGTAACGTTCAGCGTGCGCCCGCCTTTGATGCCATCGACAACATTTACAATTACAATGTTGTCCATTCCATCTGCAAACGTTTCAGTCTGCTTGTTTAAATTTGCTACTGCCATTTTGTCTACATTAAATTTTCAACAATACTTTTTACATCCTCAGCCTTTGGTTTGTCGTTCGCATCAAGCGGCAAACCGCCCTTTGTGCCCAACCCCGCCGTCTGAATGTTCTGCTTCACTGTGGATAAGTACTCACTAATTGCAGCCTCGTCCATATCCTCAGTAATTCCAAAGCGCTCTTTCACCCTCCAATCAGGAATGCCCAACTCCTTCACCTTCGAGGCTATAAAGTTGCTACGAGCCTCAGCCTTTTTATCAGCTTCAAGCTGCCCAATTTTCTCAGTCAAAGGCTTTAAAGCCTCTGTTAAAAGAGCCTTAAAGTCTTCACCGTCTTCCTTTGCATTTCCTCCTTGTGTAGGTTCGCTTTGTTTTTTTGCTGCCTCAGCTTTCAACTTTTCAACTTCAGCCTTGTACTTTTCGCTTTCAGTCTTGAAAGCATTTACCCGACTATCCGCGTACGATTGAAATAGCTTCAACATACCTTCCGCCCCATTTACCGCTGGTTCGATTTGCGTTTCTTCTGTAACGGAAGTGCTCAATTGCGTTGCCACGCCCTCTAAAACTTCCTTGCTTAGCCCTAAGCTCGAGTACTTAGTTTTCAGCCCATCAAAGATTTTTTCCTTAAACATATTCTTTATTTTAAAGTTTACATAACAAAAAAGAGGCTACAAGCTACATTACATAGCTTGCAACCTCTCTACATAGGTTCGAATGCCACTACTTACATTTCTGAGGCACTCCTATTACAAATGAATTACACTTGTGGCAATATGCTTTTACTTCTTGCATATCACTCAAAAACGGATACACCACCGCAAGAAAACCCTTGCACTTAGGGCATACCACCCTCGTTTTTTTCATAATTTTTTGGCACATTATTTCTATGGTGCAAAGGTATAAAATAATATGATACGTCAATAATATCACCCGCCCGCCCTTTGAATTATTTTTGTCTTTTTTTTGAATATTTTTCAAACTCTTTATAATGCGCTGTTTTTGAAATTATTACAACTGTGTTTTTATAGGGGTGTTTTTCTGTTAAAAAAGTTTCAAAAATATTTTGTTAGTTAGAAAAAAAGTGTTATCTTTGCGTGCGTTAATATTTAATTATATGGGTAAACAGAAATACATATCAGTAGATGGCGTAGCGTACGACTCTTACCAAGACTATTGCAACTCGATGGACTTGGACGATGATATTATAGGGGTGATGCTGGCTACGGGCAGAAGGCAGCCACAAAATGAAGATGAGGAAGCGCTTCTCAAAGAGATTAAAGAAATTGAAGCGCGAGGCGGGGGCGTTGAGTTCCCTTTTAATTAGCTTGTAGTCTTTGGAGTGCTTTTTTGTATTTTTGAAGTCTTTCTATATCTGATGTGGTGATTTGGTTTAGGCGGGTTATATCCATATTGTCTTTTAGGTCATTGATTTTTACTTTTACGGCTAACGGGTTTTGCAGGATGCGCGTTATAAAGTCATCGTAGGTTTCGCCTTCTTTTTTAGTTACACACATCAGGGCGTTTATTACTTCATCGGTAAAGCCCTCACGCTTTAAGTCGTCAAAGGTGTAGGGGGTGTCCTCTACAAGGTCGTGAAGTACGCCGCAAATCATTTCGTTGTTGGTTTGCCCTGCATTCATCACCCGTAGGCAGTGCAGTATATAGGGCTTGCCTGCTTTGTCTTTTTGCCCTTTGTGGGCTTTTACAGATATCTCAATTGCTTTTTCTAACATCTTAAAAGTCTTTATAGTCTTGCTCTGTTATGATTTTACCATCTAAGAGTGCGCCCATTGCTAAGGCTGTGGTGCACTCTACTTTATAAGGGGCTTTTCCCTTAAACTTAACCTCGCAGAAGTTACCACTGCCTGTACCTGTAAATCGGAAAGCCGCTTCCTCGTACTCGTCAAGTATGTAGGTCGCCTTGTTTTTGCTTAGATGTTCTAAATTCTTGTTCATCTGAAATTGTTGTAATAGTCAAACGATAATTTCTCTAACTCTTTCATTCTTTTTAGTTCTGCTGGGATATTCTTATCCAGCACTCGGTATTCTTCATAGTACTTATGCCCTAATCCACCTTCTACGCCTACTTCATTTTTGATTTGCTGCCAGCGTTCTTTTCCGATAATTCGGATTGCATTTGATGGTTTCTCTTTGGCATAAATCATCTTAGCTGTATTGACTTGCACTTCTGCCATTACGCCTTGTGATGTGTTTATATTCGTGAGAATACCACTATAGCCTAAGTGTTTCTCAGGGGTTTGTTTCTTAATGCGTGCAAAGATACTACTTTTTTGTAAATAATCAAAACATTCTTGCATTTTATTTTCAGGAATGATGATTGTGGTTCTGACTGCGTCTTTCACGAGTGAGAAATCGCCGTTGTATTCATTGGTTACTTTTCTCAATATGGATTGCTCCGATTTGAGATTTACTTCTGTTGTGAAGCCTTTAAATTTCTCTGCTATTGACTTGCTAAGTGTTTCGACCTCAATAGACGCCGCCGATGCTTTTTGCATTAGTTTCTTTGCTGAGATGATATTCGTTATTTCTTTGTTATCACCCCATAGGAACATTGGTAGGTTGTTATCATTGAGGCGGTCGGCGTTCTCAGATAGCCACTGCACAAATTTGGGGTTCATCTCAACTGCGGTTGCTTCTGCACCTTGTTGGATTATGGGCACTACATAACAGCGGCAGTTAGGGTGATTGCCTACCCAATGGAAGTCCTTGGGGTATTTGCCTTGCATCATATCGCATATTTTGCAAGGGTAAGGGTGGCGACTGCGTTTTATTTCGTAGCCGATGACAAAGTCGAGCTGTTGCCAACGCTCGATATCTGCGGCGCGGTATGCCATATTGATTTCGGTGCGTGCCAGCCGCTCTGCGTTTTTCAGGCTGGAGCGATAGACGCCCGCGCCTGGGTGATAGGCGGCGGCTTTCTTTGAGAGTTGCATCGCTCCGTTTTTGTCGCGGTAGTGGCGGAATAACTTGTCAGGCTCGTTAAGGTACTTTTTGATTTGGCGGGCAAGCTCTTGGGCGGACGTTCCTTTTTTGTAGGCTACGTCTATTGCCATTTCAAGTTCTTCACGTAGCTGCTGGGTATTGCGCCAAACGCGGTCAGAGAGTTTGAGCTTTGAGGTGTAAGGCGTGTGGGGTGCTGGCTTAGACCTCAGCCCCCACACCTCAGCCCTCGTGTCGTACTTTTTATTTGAGAAGTTCCAATGTGCCTGTACGGCTTGTGCGATGTGCGTTTCCACTCGCCCTGCGAACTCTTTCATTAGGCGGTTTACTTTGGCACTGAGTGCGGCGAATTGAGCAAACTCGAAGGCGTTCGACGATAGCGTATTTACACTTTGGTATACGTAGAGAGCTACGAGGGTGATTACCTGTGTGTAGAGTGTTTCGAGGTAGCGAACGTCCTTCTCGGTTTGGTTCTGATGTTGGATGTTGTATTTCTCAAACATTTTAGTTTTTTGTGTTTTGCTTTTGCCTATAAAATGCTCTTATTATGAGCGCTTTAAGGCGTGTTGGCGTATTGTAGACGGAATGTAGATGAATGGTAGACGCAATGTAGACGTATGCTTCCCTACTGGTTATTCTGTGAGTAGGGGGGCTTCTTTTTGCCCTTTGATGCGGTCGATTTCGCTTTGAGGGTCGTCCACAAGACGCAGGGTGTTTATGGCTGTCTCTAAGCTCATCACGCCGCTGGATACGGCATTGCCTACGCTCTCAATCTGCTCGCGTATATCCTCAGTGAATGGCTCGGCGAACTGCATATATATTTCTGCCTCGCGGATTTGCGCACTCAGTGCTACGTGGGTAAACTCTTGCATTATACTGAGTATGAGGTTCTTCTCGCGGTCGATAAGAGCTTCGTATATCTCTATGTTGCGGTTGCGCTTGATGTATCCGAGAATGAGGGCGCGCCGCAGGGCTTCGCCTGAGAGGGTGCCCATTCCTGAGAGGGTTTCGAATGAGAAGTCGGGGGTGAAGCTGTCTTGTAGGATTGCTTTTGTGTTGGCGGCTTTCTCGCTTTCTTTCATATTGACAGAAGTAGGCGGCTCGATGTATCGGAAGTCGCCATCTTTGCCTGTTATTCTCACTACCTTTCCGATGCCTTCGCCCTCTGGTAGCCCTGAGACTACATCTGCGGTTACAACGGCTACGGGGTCGGCAAAGTAGTTGTTGATGTCGGCTGTTTTGCTGTCCTGCATTTCATCGCGGAGGATACGGGCCTCTACGCCGTGCCACTCAGTGTTCTGCTTGAAGTATATCACGGGAATTTTACCCAATGGGTTTGCCGCTGTGGTGATGTGCCACTCTCCATTTTGTTTTTCGCATTGGTAGTTGATTTTATCTGTATATATGTCGAGCCGCTGAATGGATTTACGGTTGCGCTTGACGTTGTAGCCTACGGCAAAGGCTACCATCGTGCCGTATTGGTCGATGAGTGGGTAAAGGTCGTAGCCTTTACTCTTGGAGAGTACGATAACTTTTACCTGTGCGTGGTTATCCTCATCGCGGTAGAGGTGGTAGAGTTTTGCGGCTTGGGTTTCCGCGCCTGCAAGCCTCTTAGCCTCGCGGGTGGTAGTGTTGAAACGTGTGTTGTTCAAAAAGGAAGTAAATGCCTCGAATACGGCATCGTTGCCCTTCTTTAAGCTCCACTCTATGGGGTTATTGAGCAGGAAAAAGAGGGCTACCTCGTTGATGTATTTTTGCCACGCACGGGGTAGTTTTTCGGTGATGTAGGGTTCTTTTCCTTTGTGGTATTTGTTGGGGCGCTGCATTACGGCGTGGGTAGCGGTTTCGTACTCAGCGATGGCGGCGTTTACCTTTATGGTGTTGTCCTCAAAGAGTTCGAGGGCTGTGGATACTTCACCTTGTGATAGGGCGAGGTGTAGTTCTTGTGCTACGCCTTCCTCATTTTGGGCGAGTTGTCGCTGCTGTATTGTCTCAATGGCTATACGTTGTTGCTGTGTGGTGGATTGTTCCTTGATGTTCATTTTCTTTGTGTATTATGTTATTAAAATATTCCTAAGTCGGCTTTGGTGAGGGTGTTTTTGGTTTGTATGCGCCCCAATAGCTCGCCGAGTACGTAGTAGCGGACGGCGTCAATGGCGTGGTTGAAGGCGTCAATAGGCTGGTTGAGCCAACGCCCTTCCTTGTCCTGTTGGTAGGTGTAGTTTTTGAACTCTTTGAGTGTATTTACGGAGTTGCGCGTTACTTTGAGCTTCATATCGAGCATCTTGGTTATTCCGCCCATTATAGAGCCTTGATATTTCTGCACGGGGTAGATGAGTACGCCCGCGTTGGCGATTTCCTGAATGAGGCGAGGGTCGGCACTTTCTGAAATGACTTTGAGGTTCAGGGGCTTGAGTATCTTTATGATATCGGAGGATAGCATCTGAGTTTGGTAGGCGATTTCGTTAATATAGAGGTCGTTATCCACAACAGCGCATTCCACGATAGCAGTAGGGTCGTTGGTGTAGCCGAAGTCCATACCGATACCGCGCTTTTTAACCCAATGGGGGATAGCATCTACGACTTCCACGTTGGTGAATATGAGCCCTTCAATCATCGCTTGTTGCCCTAATCCGTAGACTTGCCATAGGGTGGCGTTCTTCTCACGGAGGCTTTCGATTTCATCAATGATGTTCTGCTCAAGGAATGGGTTATCCTTATAGGTGGATACGAAGTGGTAGGTGCGGGGGTCGCGGTTGAGGGCGCAGAGCCAATGGTCGTCCGAGAAGGAGGGGTTGTAATCGACAATGGCAAAGCGTGTAGTACGCATTTTGAGCTGCTGCCACTCGATGTATTTAAGTTCGTTAGCCTCGTTGCAGTAGAGGATATCGCGCTTGCGTCCGCGTATTTTCTGCTCGCTATCCGTTGAAAAGAACTCTACCCACGAGCCGTTAGGGAAGGTGTAAATGAGTTCGGATTTGTTGAGTGCGCGCTCGTCAAAGATGCCCATTTTGTAGCATATCTCTTTGAAGTCGATAAAGACAGAGCCTTTGAGGGCGGGGAGTGTGGCGCGGACTATGGAAAGGCGCATGTTGGGGTGCAGCAATAGGTAGACGATGAGCCATATAAGGATATTATACGTCTTACTACTGCGTGAAGAGCCTTGCGCGGATATGGTGGTATATCCGCTACGGACAGCCTCGTCTACTTTGGCGTATATCTTTGTGGTTTGTATGGTTTGCATAAATAGAAAAAAGAGGTTGCAGTCTGTACGTGTGTACAGACTGCAACCTCTCTATTAGGTTATTTACTCAGTTGTTAGGGGGGATTAGTGTTACTTATTTAGATTCTTTTATATAAGTCATATTTTTTATTGGCGTTGTAATAGTACTACCTGAAACCTTTCCCCTATTATTTAACGTTTTATCATTTCTTCCATCACTCCAAAAAACAGAGTCTCCCTTAACTTGATAAACTCCTTCTATAACATCGGTGCCAGATGTTATGTAAGTTGTTTTTCTTACGTTAATAGTCTGACAACGAGTCTCATCAAGAAACTCAATTGAAGTAGTGCAAGTTTTTCCATAAATCAACTCTGCAATATAATCCTCTGTTGTCCATTTTGTTCCAATAAGTGGATTAGTTGCTTTTTCTTCTTTCTTGTCTTCATTTTTTGAGCAAGACAACGTTACTAATGCTGTCAGCATAACTAAAATTATTTTTCTCATTGTAAAATAAATTAATTGTTAATACGGGGCAAAGGTACGAATAAATGATTAATTAGCAATGAGTGGGGGGTGATTTTTGAAAAAGTGGTTATTCAGCATTCCCGAACAACCACTTTTATAACTCCCCCCGTAGAGGAATAGCACCGCTTAAGGCACGGTGTTTGGAGCTTTTTAGCAGCCAATGCCTCCTACATTTTGCAGGTGCCAAATCTTCTATATCTTATCTCTATAATACGCCTCCCAATGCTCTAACAACTTTTGAGCGTGCTCTTTGGGCGTTACTTTGATGTACGATAAAAACGAGCTTTCAGTAGTATGCCCCGTAATCTTCATAATTGACAAGGTAGGAAAATTCATTAGATATAAATTCGTAGCAAACGAACGGCGGCATGTGTGCGAACTCACTAACATATACTTAGGGAATGTGCCCGCCTCTTTGCGCTTGGTATGAGCATTCATTACCGCCCCCTGCGTAGGACCGTCGATACCCACCGCCTTGCAAACCTCTTTAATGAGCTTGTTAAATAGCAATTTATTTATAGGAGTGGGCATACCCCGACGCCTTATGACCTCTTTGACCTGATGATGTAACGGGATAACCACCTTCGCCCCCGATGTATTACGCGTCTTTTGTGGCTCTACCTCTATAAACTTACTCTCAGGGTCAATCGGTGGTAAGCTCATTAAATCGGACACACGTAAACCCGTCCACACCCCTAATATTACGAGGTCCCGCACATTCTCTAACTGCTTATCATTAGAAAAATCAAACTCAAAAATGTGCTGTATTTCCTCTTCTGATAACGCTACCGAAACACTTTTACCACTCACACTCGTAAAATCCGTAAGATTACCAGCTATTTCATAACCCTCTTTCTGTGCCTTCCTTAGCAGTGCCTTAATAGCCCTGATATATTCCCCCACCGTACCATCTGCATTCTTACGTACATTCTTGCAGTAATTCAAAAAAGCATCATTCATCTTTAAATCATAATCCACAATCCTAACACGCTTTTTTACGTACGCTTCAAACGCTTTGAGTATCCTATTTGCCTGCTTATATTGTATTATCCTCGAAGGACTGTAATTTTGCCCTGTGTTATTATTAATCTTATCTTTGATACCCTTTAATAGGTCCTCTATAAAATCCGTGAGGTACACCAACTTTATTTTAGCCTTCTCAGGTTTGAAGTGCGCATCGAATGCCCCTTTTAACTTCTCACGAGTTATCTTCTCACCGTTAAGTTTGCAGTTATCCACCAGCATTATAAGAAAGTCATTGTACTGCATAATTTGCGCTGTAAGTTTGCGAAGCCGCACCCCTTCGTTACCTTTTCGTGCCTTTGGCATACGCGCTGAGAAGTCCCAATCATCGGGGTGTATCATTACACCCGTTGAGTACTTAAACAATTTTTTTTCACTTGCAATGTAATACTGAATAATAATTATTGTATCTTTGCACCCGTTAGGATCTTTGAGGTAAAAAAACATATAGCATCAAATTTGGCTGCAAAGATACAAAAAGGGTAAGTACAGTGGTAAGAAAAAGTATAAAATTTACAAAAAAAATATTTTTCATAATTTACACAAACCCCTTACCGCTCCTCAAAAACACTAACATTTAAAATATTTTTATTTCAATAATTATTATATGTACTATTTCTTAAAGAAACTGCCATTTGAGATACCTTCCGATTTAGAAGGAGGCTGGCATTATGAACTTAAGGATAGTAAAAATGCTCTCATAATAGGTTTGATATACGATGCAACTAAAAAACAAGTAAAATCATACAATGTTAGTTTTTCATTGAAAAAAGAGTTACAAACAGATTAA